GATTCCCTTTGATGACATACAATATTTTTTAGAGGATGATCATCCCTATCTTTCCGACCAACGTTATAGGACCTTCTTTGAAGTGCAGATGATTTATAGGCACAGGGAAACAGTAAGGAATAAATGGATACCAAAGGAACTTTTAAATTTAAATATTTTTTTAGAAAAAGTATTCTTGTGGAAGGAATGCCCGGAATCGGCGTTTCTTAATTTTTCCTCCAACTATCGTCCCTACGCGAAGAAAAGATTTTTTAAAGATCTGTCACGGTGGCATCTGAAGGGATCGAACTGGATTCACAATGACTATTCCTTCTTTGACGAGGAGGAATGGAATCCGCCTTATGACATTACGAAGCCGTTATATCTTGACGGAGAGTTGGCCTTTTACGCTCTTGTTGAGAAAGGCTTTCAGTTTGATAGTTATAACAAGACTTTTCATGTCTTTACGGAAGTGGATCTGGATAAGGGGACGGAGAAAGAGAAAAAGGAGAAGCTTTATCTGAAAGAATTTGCAACGCATATTGATAAAAGGTCATCAAAATATTTAACAAAAAAAGGTAAACAAAAAGCTGAAGAATTTGAAAGAATCTTATCAAGAAAACTACACAATAAAATTAACATGAAGAAAGCGGCATGAAAAAATGATTAAAGAAAAACAAAAAAAGGTTAGTGACCTTGAGAAAAAGATAAAGATTGGTTATCAAGATGTGTCCGTGGAGCGTGATACAACAACCTTTCAAAAACAATCAGATGCCTACGGCGAATATGATCATCGGAAGAATACCATTAGCATTCAAAACGGCTTATCACCGCTTGATGAGGCCAATACTTTACTCCATGAAATACTGCACGGCGTAGCTTACATTAATTCGTTAACCCAAACAGGGCAACCTCTTGATACAGAGAATAGAGAAGAAGTGGTCATTAACACCATGACGAACGGGCTATCACAAGTCTTTAGGGACAATAAATGGTTATTACCCTATTTCATGAAAAAATTAAAGTAAGGAGAATATATGAGAGGCAAGGAATTACTATTAGTAGAAAAAGTTTTAAAAGATAATCTACACGAACACACAGAACGTTTAAAAATAACGTTTGACATGATGAGGGATAGAGAAAAACAAGATTATTATTTTAATAAAAATAGTTATTTAGATTTTATTAAAGGACAAATAATAGAAGCCAATAATCATATTAAAGCTTTTAAAAATCTATCTAAGATATGTAATATTAATTTAGAGGAAGAAATATCTACTCTTCAAGAACAAATAAATATAAGCATTGAAAGAATAGAAGAAGAAGAAAAAGCAATAGAAAAAAGGTCTTTGTTTAAAATAGCAAACATGAAATGATTGAAATAGATATAACAAAAGACATGATTGGACAATGCGAGGCGAAAGCAAAAGACATTGGACGACTACGAAACTCTATAACAAAAGGGAAAGGAAACTTAGCCGGCATTGTAGGAGAGTATGTTACTCATCAACATTTAAAAGGTTCTGAATGGCAGAACACGTATGACTACGACTTGATAGAAAATAATAAAAAGATCGACGTGAAAACAAAACGCTGTTCTTCCAAACCGCGGGACAATTATGACTGTTCGGTGGCGGAAACAAGTCTACATCAAGATTGTGATGAATATATATTTGTGCGCATACTCAACGATCTGAGTAAAGCGTGGATACTAGGGCGCATGGGCCGAGATACTTTCTTCAAGAAGGCAAAACACATGAAAAAGGGGCAAGTGGACAAAAGTAACAACTTTAAAGTTCATGCAAATTGCTATAACTTAACAATAAAGGAGTTAAATACATTATGAACATGGATAGATTACTACAATCCGTTAAGAAACACGAGGGCTACAGAAATAAGGTCTACCTCGACACATTAGGTAAGAGAACCGTGGGCGTCGGGCATTTATGCGTAGAGGACTTTTGGGAGGATGATAAGGAGTATGAAGAGAAATTCCTCCTAACCATCCTTGAACACGATCTAAAAACCGCCATAAAAGCCTCTGAGAGGCTTTGTAGCAACTGCCCCGATATAGATGACCTAGCAAAAGAAATCATCATTGAGATGGTATTTCAGCTAGGAGAAACAGGGGTGAGCAAATTTAAGAACATGTGGAAAGCTTTAAAAGAAGGACCAGACTATCAGACGGCGGCGAGCGAAATGCTCGATTCACGTTGGGCAAAACAAACCCCCAACAGAGCAAAAGCCATGAGTGCGGAGATGGCCGCCCTTGGCTAGACACGTTTGGCAGTGGTATTGGGACTACGATTACCTTGGTAATAAGTACAAAGCTATATACTATGGTCCAAAAGAAAGTTGGATGAAACTTTTTAGGAAAAAGAAGAAAAAGAAATGAAAATGCTTATATTAATGGGATTAGTCGCAATAATTCTTATACTAGCTTTCATCGCCGTGATGATTTATGCGATTGGAGAAAAATTATCTAAAAAATAACTTGATCCCATATATCGTTTAGGTGTATAGCTAGAAGCTTACCCCAAAATTAAATTAAAAAAGGAGAAAATATGACGGTAGAGGAATTAAAAAGTGTTATTGTGTACTTACAAGACAAAGTAGAAAAATTAGAACAACAAAAATTATGTGAGTGCCCCCCAGATGAACATTTAAGTCCTACAAAGCCTACCGTGACATATGTAACGAATTACGATGAAGACGATGAATGCTTGACCTGTTCAGCCTAAATTCTATCTTTTCCTACGCACTTTTAGTTTTAATCTTATTCTTCTCCGGTTTCTTCGCTTTCGCGATCCTATTTTGCGCCGTCCTTTATGTTTTTTTCTCTTTAAATCGGCTTTGCTCATTTCTATCTTGATCCCATTGCTGTACACTACCGCGCCAAAAATCTTTTTCTTTACGGTCTAATTGTTTCCACCGAGTCTTTTTAAATCCTTCTTTGTCAAACTTGTAGCGAATATTTTTAGCTCGTTTGTCGTACTTTGTTTCCTCAGACATTGACACCTTTAAGTGGATTTTCCAGAGAAAAATGCACATTAAAGGCCACAGAGCGTCTTTCCCCTTCACTTCTGAAAGGATATACTTGATGGGTAAGCCAAGAAGGAAATAAATAAAAATCGCCCACTTCCGGTTTTACAAGAAAATTGTGACGGGCAAAATAATTGGGCACGGATCCTAAAAATTCAAGACAGCCAGCCGTAGGATGATGATCTTCTTTTTTATACTCCTCCTCATAGTTAGGGGGAACTTTGAGAAAACATACACCCGATAAATTTGAATCGTGAATATGTATCGGATTAAAATCACCTGCTACTTGACTGACTGCCCACACACGAAATGAAACTTTCGTCCCGATTGGAAAAGAATTGGGAAGAACGTTCTTCGCGTATTCTTGCGATATGGTTGCAAGAAACTCTGGGAAAGTCTTAATGGCTGTATGATCTATGCTAATTTCTTTCTTTACATTTCCTGCGAGATTGTGGCTCCAATCTCTTTCTTTACTTAATTTTTCATCGTCTAAAACTTTATCTACTTGTTTGTTGAGAGCGTCAACGTAGAGGTCAGGGATCTTGGTTTTAAGAATGCTTGGTCCGAATGGTTGATAAATATCGAAAGCAATTTCTTTTTGTTCTGTTTCAACCATCAAAATTTTCCGGGTTTTGCATTATATCCTTTTCATGTTCTTCCCATAATCGTCTTCCCTCGGACAATGTCATTTCCCATTCAGTGACATCAAACTCTTTCGTTGAACCGTCCGTGTAATAAACACGAACTCGGTCAACTAATTCCCCGGATTGGGGGTGATTTTCTTGGAATCGTGAGACTCCATTAACTATTTTTTTTGTCATCCTTTTTAGGAGGCGGTGAAAAATAAGTCGCCTTTATTTTTGCAATCGTATCACTTAACCCATTTTTTGCTAGAATAATATTTTTTAATTCTTCAATGTGGTTTGCGTGATCATGATCTTTACTTGTAATGTAAGTCGGATTACTTGTTAATAATACTTCTTTTGCTTCAAGTTCTGATAATTCTCCTTGTATTTTATTTAAAACAGCAACGTATAACGCCTGTTTAATCTGCGGGTCTGACATGGTTGTCCTCTCCGTTTTTTAGTGTGGGTTTCTGTTCTTCTTTATCAATTAAGTAACGTAAAAAAGAGGCCATCGACATATAGTTTTTTTTCGCTATGGGTCTGGCTCGTTGATATGTGTCTATACTGATCGCGACAGATTTATACTTTTTAATGTCGGTCATTACTTTCTCCTATATATGGTATGTTTATTCATACAAGCCCATACATATGGGATTTTAACAGATTGTCAAGGATTTAGTTTAAATTCATACCTTTTTATTTTTATTATAGTATTCCCAAATTTCTTTTGATTTAAAAATTTCCGGGTACTCTTCAAATAAATCTAATGTTACGGTTAATAATTTATTAATATATTCTGGATCTACAGCGTAGTTTTTTAAACTATGAATAACTCTATATATATCTACTTTATTCTCTACATATTGTTTAAGACGAATATCCCTGTATTCTTTAAATGCACTAGAAGAATTAAGTAAAGCAATATAATCAGCTACGCTCTCACATTTGTTGCCGTACATCTTTAATATTACATCACTATCAAGTGATTTTATATGGGGTTCTGTTTCATTTGTTTGAATAATACCATAAAAATTATTTGCTTCAGTGGCAAATCTAGATTGTCCCCAATCAGATTCTAATATAGCCTGTGCTACACTTATTGCAACTATGACTCTGTATGGAGGTTCAATAATAGAATTATTTAGTGTCGTGCACTCGGCAATCCCTTGCACAAACTGATCGCGCGGATTTATATCATAATTAAAATCAAATCCATTTAATAATGGATTACATAATAAAAATAACGTTGCGCATAATTCCTTAAACATCGTCGTCCTTCTCTATAAATTCATACTCAACCTTTAATTTTACCTGTTCCGGTGTCCGTTGTCGACATATTTTTGTACCGGGTTTCCAAGTTTGTCGGTATGACGTCGTTTTTACATCTATTTTTCTCACTTCACCTGTCTCTCGGTGTACTAAAACCATATCAATAGGCCCTGTTCCTTGGACATTACGGAAAACCCAATAACCTTCTTCTAAAAACTTTATAACAGCTTTAAATTCGTTAACATCACCTACTTTTTGTTTATCTCGCCCCATTTCTTAACCTTTGTTCTTCTACACGGTGACAGTTAGCACAAAGAACTTCACATTTTTCAATTTCATGTTCAATTTGTTTGAATTGTGCCCAACTTGTTCTCCAATAACTCGATACATTTTTTTCTTTTAATAATTTATCTAAATGATGAAAGTCTAAAGCTATTGCATGCTTATTGTAGCCACAATGATTACAACCTTTTTTTAATTTAATATTATTTACATGCTCAGATATTAGATCATATTTTATTTTTTTACCATCTCTTTTTCTTTGCATCTCTTTCGCATGTTGCTCCGGGCTTCTCCAAATTTCCTTATAATACCCCGATTTTCTAGTTACAGACTTTACGTAAGCATCAAATATAAATCCATCTTCTCTAACATCACCGCATTTAAATGGTTTATTTGTTTCTGGATTAATGCGTTTCATTTCTTTTTAATCTCGCCCCATGATGGTCCTATCTCCGCGTCGACTTTAAGTGGAACTTTCAAATCAACTGTATGTTCCATAATCTCCTTGATCCGTGATGCTTGTTCCTTGCTCTCAATAGAACAATTCAATTCATCGTGTACTTGTATATGAGAAACAATACCCTCTTCATATAAATCAACCATTGCTTTTTTTATCATATCAGCACTCGATCCCTGTATTAATCTATTAAGTGCTTTATAAGTCCATGCTCTTTTAAGATCGCGTCCATATTCTTTTTCTGCTTCCCATAATGGTAATGCTTTATGAATACCAAAGGCGCGTGGTTCCCATTTATCAAAACGACATTTACGACCAAGCAGTGTACGTAAGAAACCAACATTCTCCGCTTTACGCATCGCTTGTTCTGTTAATTGTTTTACAAAAGGAACGTTGGCATGAAACCGGGCGAATAGATCTTCTGTTTCATCTTTATCTAATCCTAGTTCACTGCCAAGTTTACCTTTACCCATACCGTACATCATACCAAGATTAATTGTCTTAGCAGTTTTACGGTCTATGCCCGCCATATCGGCGACAGCTTGATGAAAGTCGGGATCTTTTATTTTATAAGATTCAATTACCTCATCAGCACCTTTCAATCCACCCCCTGTCAGCGCGGCATAATGCACTAATACTCTTGGTTCTTGCTGTGAATAGTCGAAACTACCCCATGTACAACCTTCATCTGGTATAAAAATGGAACGAATAAGTGGCCCAAGTTCCTTGTTCCGTGCCGGGACTTGCTGTAAATTTGGATTCGAGTACGAAAATCGTCCTGTTATGGTACCTCCTCCTTCATCACTTCTCATCTGGTGTATATTTGCGTGAATACGACCGTTGAATTTATGTCGTTTAATTGTGTCAATAAATGTAGTGTGTGCTTTATTAATTTCCCTTGCGGAAACAATCATTTTAGCCAATGGATGTTTGTGTGTAACTAAAAAGTTTTTATCAAACTTGGGTTGCTTGTTTATTGCTGTGAGATCATATTTAATATTTAATTTATCAAACGCTTTGGCAACACTTACGGCCGCCCATACTTCCACATTAACACCTGTGTCTTTTTTTATTTGTAGTAAAATTTCTTTTTCTTTTTTTATTAAATCTTTTTTTATTTTATCAGCTTTCTCTAAATCAACGCGAACGCCTCTTTGTGTCATGTCAAGTAAACATGGAAATAGTCGTGTCTCTAAATCAAAGATACTTGATAACTCTTGCTTAACTAATTCTACTTTTAAATGATGCCATAGGCGCAACGTCAAGTCAGCATCCTGTTCAGCGTAAGGCCCGACATACATGGCCGGGAATAAATATAAACTAGCTTTAACTTTATTTTTCGCAATGCCCATTGTGGCACCCACTTCATATAGTAATGCTTCTGATTTTTTTTCTTTTAAATATTCCCACCCTACACTTGTTAAATCGTATCTGTAATTATTTTCGTTAACAAGAGGAGCGGCGAGTAATGTATCAATAATTTTTCCTTTAACATCTAATCCCCACCAACGCAACCAACCTACATCATAGCTTGCATTATGAAATATCTTGTCGCACGGTAAATCTAAAATCTTTTTTAATTGTCTCTTAAATATTTTTTCATCAAAATTTCCACCGCCCCGATGTCGTATAGGAAAATATCCTTTCCAACCTTCCACGGCAATAGCTACACCAAGAATATACCCGTCTCCTTTTACCCAACCCGGTCCCAGATCCATTAAGTGTGGATCGTATGTTTCTAAGTCAATCGCAATTTCTTTTGCTTCTGAAAGATTAGGTATTTTCTCCGGTGGTATCCATTCACTAGCAACAGGAAACAAATTTCCTTGTGTCATAATCATCCTTTTGTTTGATCTTCTATTTCGCCGGCAATGGCCGCGTATCCCGCCATGTCCAAATAACAATCTTCCGTCTTTCTGTGTTTTAATCGTGCTACTTTTACAAGTAACATACATATCGCCACATCATGTGCTGATATAGTATAATCTAAATATGCACTCCATAACTTTGAAATGTTTTCATGGTTCTGATATTTATCTCCGTAATCATGTTGGCGTTGCCCAGTGACAATTTTTGCCGCCTTGTCTAAATACTCTCTAGTTTTCATCTTTCTCCTTTATGTTGATGGACCGTAAATCATTTGTAAGTAATTGTAAATCAAGTAATAATATTTTTAACTGTTGATCAACTTTCTCACGGTTAAG